TCTTTGTCGCATCGTCCTGTTGATAGATTACAAAAAGACTTTCCTGGGCCGCTGCCACAAATCCCTTTAATTTACTGTGTTCTTTGTCCGCCGTTAACGTAATAGCTGCCGCTGTAATGTCTGCAAACGTAGCTGTCCCAGCTAGAGTTGGGTTCGGCCCTACAGATTGCAAGCAAAATCCTGGCTCATCTACCGGGATTGCTCCAAGCGGAGTTAGCGTAGGAAATACTGCGTTGCCCGAAGAATCCTGAAATGCTGTTACAAGTGCAGCAACCTTCGCACCGATCGCTTGCCCTGCCGACAGTCCGTTAAATCCGATGAGATTTCCCGCTGCGTCCTTGATCGTTCTAAATAATGAATTCGCCATTGTCTAAATACTCCTAAGTAATGTCTGTGGCCATAACGTGCAAGAAAGCTGTTGAGACAGCATTATCCAATTCTGCCTCGTAGTAAGCTTCTAGCGTAACACCCGAGCTAATCGGCTTGCCTGGTTCAAACTTAAATGGAAATGTCTTATCAGACGGATTCGTTGCGAAAATTGCTATAATTTGATTAGGTGCCCCGGCAATCTCAAGAGTGAAAACCCCCTCGTTACATGCGGTCCCATACATTCGTGTAATATTTCTAGTGGTAAGCGCGGGGATTGTAAACTCTCCGAGCTTCACCTTCGTGCCCGCCACAGAAGCGGCGGATAATATCGTATCCCACTGCGTACCTTGAAAGGTAACGGGTATGGCCCCGTCTTCTAAGAGAAACTTATCTGCCATTGATATTTGTTTGGACGATGAATAGACACTAAATTCAATATCCCCACCGCTCACAATGGCTTCCGCTTGGATAGCTCTATGGAGTTTTGGGATACATACAGAATGAGAAAATGGAGGTACGATTGCGTCTGTTATTTGTATATGTGCCGCTAGGTCTATTCTTTCCCCTAGACCCTCGCCCGTTGTAGTTTCGTAGTAGTTTACATCAAGAGTAGCGCCAGGTGTGATTGACTTGATGAAAACGGTGGAATACATCCCATCACCGTTAAAGGCATATTTGCGCTTATACGTGCCCGGGCCATATGTTTCCAGGCCATAGGCGCAAGCCGACTGACCGTCCGGAATGAATACTGTAGTCGGTGTCAGTGCAGCCACATACATCCCTTAAAAGAAAAGAGGGGCGGCGAATTGTTCACCGCCCCTACTTCTGAAATAAATTCTAACAATTTACGAGATGTTTCGACCAACTACTACAGAGACTTCATTCGCGCTTTGAGCGTGACCTTGGAAGTCGCCTCTCCACCAAGATGCTGCTAACCAGCGATCTGAAGGAGGAGTAGGATCCGTGAGAACTCTCATTCTCATTGGGCGACGAACACCCCACATGAAGCGTGATCGGTTAACGAGGAAGCAAGCACTTTGAGTATCGCCTGGGGCAGTGTTAACACCACTTGCCGCGAGATCATCTCGTGCAAATTCACTTGTAACGATTGGAATACCGTCAAGGGCCGCTAAAGATCCACGAAGGATAGTGGCTTGTGGTCCAAACTTATCGACTGTTGTGACTTCAGGTATTGATAAGAATTGAGCGTAAACTCTTGGGGATACGATCCAAACTAATTGACTTTCGCCTACACCGAACTTGCCCATTGCAGTTCTCATGCTTCGAAGCTTTGTCAAGTCTACCGCTGTAGCGCCAAAGTCAATGAAGGATCCGTTTGCGCTGTTATCAAGGGCAAGTCTTCGAAGACCCTTCCAAGCTGTTCTTGCGTCTACAAGACCAGTAACATCAGTATCCATGTGTGGAGAAGTATCGTCACCATTCAAGATTGCAGTTTCGTGCGCTCTGAATTGTGCTTCACCGATCTGGTCCCGAACCATGCCAAGAATCTGAGGTGCAGAATCTTCATTGAGCTCTTCCGGGAGGCACATGAATTCTACAAGCTTTTCAGCTTCGAGGATGATCTGAGAAGTACCAAAATTAGCAGCGGGGATATTGTCCGCTGGGTCGCATGATTCTGTTTGTCTTCGAGCAATGGTGAGATCTGTTTGAACAGGTACTTTGAAAGGACTTGAAGGCATGTTGATCTGCTTAAACTGATCCAATACTCTTCGCTCAAGCTCAAATTCTTCGATCCACTGAGAGGAAATAATTGTCGGTACCCACTCAAGACCCGCCGCCGCTACATCTGTACCAAAAGCCTTAAGCTTCGGGGTAAGGACATGCTTGCCGTAATAGTTTCCGTCGAGTACACCCTTAACATGGGCAACACTTACGTTTTCGCCCCCTACAGGGCCCCGGTCAAGTTGCTCACCGTTTAAAACTTGCTGCATCATTCGAGACACATCGATGGATTTTTTAAGATCCTTGACTAAAAACTTCAAATGGGAAGGCACATGCTTATACATAGGGTCGCCAGTGTTGACGGAAAGCAATTGCTTAACGCTGTGACAACCGAAGTAAGAAAGCGCCTGCCGCTCATCGCTATTGCCCATATTACTTGGTGTAGAATGACTACCGCCAGCGATTGCGTTAGCTAGTGCTTTTTCTCTTTCCTTAAGATTATCCTCGGCCGCCTTGATTCGCTTTTCAAGCTCAGCACTCTTCTTCTCTAATTGCTCCAAATCCATTTGGAAGCCTCCTATTTAAAAAGTTTTATCAAGGCAAAAAGCCCAATGAGATAAGCGCGAACTTATCCCAATTCCGTCAATCGTTTTTCGAGTCTATCGAAGTTTCTCTTTGCTAAAGCATATCGCTTTTGCAAATCTTCGTCTACTCCCGCCGCCTTCTCGTCGGCTGGCACTTCCTCTGTATTCTCCTGGGTATCCACTGTGCTCGTCGGCTGAAAGCTCTTTTCCATTAATGAGAAGAACTTTTGAAATTCATTTACAAGCGCCCCGAGAAGGACGTTTGTTTGCTTGGCTGACATTAAGTGTGGGTCTTCATTGACATCTTTGTCCGTATCAATTGGGGTTGAGAGTGGATTCTCGCCCTCGACTTGGGCTTGCTTTATTTCAATTGGGGTCCACGTACCGGCTTCCTTGTAGGATTCGGCCGCTGCAAATAACTGTTCATATATTGCCGCCTTGCGTCCCCCAAGATCACATCCCTTTTCTTCCTGACATGCCGCTATCGCTGCCGCAACCGCTTCGTCCTGGTCCATACCGTCGTCAATGTTCTTTGGTATCTTGCCGTTTACACACGCTTCGAAGTCTTTAAGCTCCGGGCCCTCGTCCGATTCTTTTGAAGAATCACTTCCGCCAGCTCCCTCGCCTTTTTTCTCCTCGTCGTCCTCATCTTCTTTGTCGTCGTCCTCATCCTCGTCCTCTTTGTCGTCGTCCATAGCCTTGAGATTGAGCAAAGCTTCGAGGACTTCATAAGGGTCGCCACCGTCTTCGATGCTCATAAGCGCGCCCTTAAGGATACTAACTTCCGGCATTCCTTCCAAGAGATCCATGCGAGAAACATCTAGATAGTCGCAGGCTTTTTTAATGAAAAGATTGTCCGCCTTGACTGTTCCTAGCATAACACCCTTGATTTCCTCGGCGCTGCGCTTGGTCCGCCTTACCATGCTTTTGGTGAAATCTTCGAAGTCCCCATCCTCCAGGGCTTCAAGTTGGTCGAGGACGTTAGCCGCAACATGGGCCCCGCGCCCGCGCAGGATAATGGCTTCAATCTGTTTGACTGACTTTGTTTTGAAATCTTTTTGGGTAACGGCAAAAGTGGACCCCTGATTCTCAGGAACACCTACCACCGATATCTCATAGAGGCTTGCCTTTGTTATCAAGAATTGGTCGTCTAGTAGCTTGCCGTCCTCCATTGAGAAGCCCACGGAGAATGTCGATAGGTAGCCATCTTTAATGAGATCCCGAACCATTGGAATTGGTCCATGATTAGAATCTGAAATTTTTACCTTGACTTTTAGGCCATCTTCTGTTGGCTCAATGTCCACAGCCTTACCAATGGGCAAGCCGCCCATAACATCAAAGCCATGATTTAATAAAATCACAGGGTTCTTTTTGAAATCATCTAAGAACCAAGCCTTCGGATCTATTCGCTCGTTCGCCCGGTCTACAATGTTCGCATTCGCTAAGCCTTCAATGAAAAGCTCTTCAATGCCGTCCTTACCCTTGAGGACTTTCACTTCCATGTGCGAGTCTTTTAAATACTGTAGCTTTTGATTAGTTTTCTTATTCTTCTTAACGCCCATTTACTACCTCTTTAAAGTTTTAAGTCTTCGCCAG